GAAGAGTATGAAGTATATCCGATGAATGTAGACTTCTGTGATGACTTCTACAGAGAGTGTGAGGATCTAGGTTTATTTACTCTTGATACTCCTATACTGACTAAACCTCTAACTCAAAAGATACTAGATGAGATAGAAAAGAGAGAGTCTAGCTATGACTTTGATCTAGACTTTGAAGACCTAATACAAACACAATTAGATAAAGATAATCTAGGAAGATAATAGATATGGCTAAACTAAATACAATGGAAGCAACTTCCACACCTAGCGTCATGCTCTTTGGTGCTCCCTTTACTGGTAAGTCCCTACTAGCAGGCAAACTTGCTGAGCATTTTAATCTTCTCTATATAGATATGGAGGGAGGTCATGATGTACTGTTCCAACTTAATCCTGAGTGGCAGAAACGAATAGAAGTTATAGCTATTCCTGATACTACATCTTATCCTATGGCAATAGAAACCTGTCTTAAGATTGTTAAAGGTGCAGTAGATGTATGTGAAGCTCATGGTAAATGTGGCTGTAATGTATGTAAGAGAAAGGTTACTGACTTATGTAAGGATGCAGATAAGTCTGAGCATGAAGCTATAAATAACTCTTACTTTGTCCACATAGATGTTAATGCTCTATCTAGAGATACAATAGTTATCTTTGATTCTGCTACACAACTTACTGCCTCAGCCATTGCTAACATTACTAAGAATAAACCAGAGGACTATAAGCTGGAGTATGATGATTGGGGACATCTAGGTAAACTAATGGATGTATTCTTTTCCCACATTCAAACAGCTAACTACAATCGAATAGTTATCTCTCATACTACTGAAGCTAAGCAGGATGATGGAAGAACTCTTCTGTTTCCTGTTGCTGGTAGTAGAAACTTCTCAGCTAATGTAGCTAAGTTCTTTGATCATGTAGTGTATCTTGAGAAGAAGAATAAGAAACATAAGGCTGCATCTAGTACCACATATATGAATAATATTATGACTGGTAGTAGAGCAGGTGTAGCTATGGAAGATATGGAAGAGTCTACATTACTTTCTATCTTTGCACCTGATAAAGTAGGTAAGTCTAAGGTAACAGCTAAACCTGCTATTACCTCTACTAGTGCTAAGGCTGGTACTGGTGGCGTTACTAGCAGACTGGCAGGCCTTAAAGATAAGTTAGATAAAAATAAAGATAAGACTTAAAAGAATTCTAGAGAGTGAGGAACTACTATAGAAACACTCTCTTTGAATAGGTACAGGCAGCACCTTAACGCTCCAAACACTCTTATATAATATATAAATCTGTATACTATATAAATAACTTTAATACAACTATAGGAAACTATTATTATGTCCGAATCAAGTGTTAATATTGACGACCTTCTTGACTCTACTCTTGACGATCTAGAAGATCTGCCAGAGTTTAAACCTTACCCTGCTGGCGTACATCGTGTACTAATCTCTCTGGAACAGAAAGAAGTAGGCGGTCACCCTTCTGTAGAAGTAGCTTGTAAGCTGCAAGAAACAATAGAGCTGGCTAATCCTACTAGTGACACCCAACCTGCTGAAGGCTCAGAAGCTTCTATGCTTTGTATGCTTGATAACGAGTTTGGTCGTGGCGCACTTAAAGCCGTTGCTAAACCTATTGGTGCAGCTCTTGGTACTGGTGTTATCCGTGAAGTCATTGAGCAGGCTAAAGATATTGAGTGTATGATTGTTACCTCTGTTCGTAAGAACAAAGATACAGGTGCAGAGTACCTTAATATTAAAGAGCTAGAAGTAGTCTAGTTGTAAGCTTGTAAAGATTAGTTCTCTCCCTCAGACTTTAAGTAGTCAGCTAAGCAATACAGCCAGCGGGAGAGAGCTTTTATAAGAGCCACCTATTAGGTAGTTCCTATAAAAGTAATCTATCTATACTAATAAGAGAGACACCTATGTCTGATAACCTATGCTTCTATGGTACTTCCATGGACAAAGAGTACTTACCTTTTCTAAAGTCCTGCGTAGGAGGAGCTACTACTTTTGTTCGGTTAGAGAAAGTCTCCACAATAACAGAAGTAACAATGTATTGTAAGTCTAGAGACATAACTAGTATAATCTCTACCTCTGTACCTCTGTTAGCTAAGCTTCTTAACTGGAGTGAAAAGAAGTTACCTTCTTTATCTAACTATGCAGGCAGTTTATTTGAAAGAGATGGTATAGAAATACTATTTATAGCACCTCTTAGACAGCTAGTTACCGTCCCCTACGGTAAGTTCTTAGCTCAAAGATATATTAACAAGCTAGTAAAGAAAGGCAACTGGCTACCTGAAGTTCCATTCTCTTGGAACATTGCAAAACCTGAAACATTTGAACAAGACTTTGCTAGACTCTCCTCTCCTGACTGTATACTTATAGCTATAGATATTGAAACCTATAAAGATAATGCACGTATAAGATGTGTAGCTTTCTGTGGTGTATTTAAAGGAGTGCAAGGTACTCTTGAGACTCATGCTACAGTTATACCTATAGACTCAGTATATAATCTTACATGGTTGCGTAAGTTTTGTTGGGATCTTAAAGCACCTAAGACTTTACAGAATGGCAAGTATGATGCAGCTTATCTTGCAAGATATAATAGTCCTATGTATAACTGGGTGTATGATACAGCTACTCTTATGCACTGTTGGTACTCAGAGTTACCTAAAGACTTAGGCGCGCTTAATGCTTTCTTTGTACGTCGTTCTCAGTACTGGAAAGATATGGCTCATACCTCAGACTTGTATGAGTACTACCATTACAATGCTAAGGATACTTATGCTACAGCTATTGCTACTATAGCCTGTATACTAGAGATGCCACAATGGGCTAAAGATAACTACTACATGGAGTTTCCTAATGTGTTCCCTTGTCACCTAGCTGAGATGACAGGTATTAAGAGAGACATGAATGCACTAGAAGCTGCAAGGAAGCAGCAAGATGGTTTAGACAAGATATATACAGATAGTCTTAGAAAGATTCTCGGTGAACCTAACTTTAATCCTGGCTCTCCTAAACAATGCTTACAAGTCCTACGCCTTCTTGGATGTAAAGACTTTAAGTCTGCTGATGAGAAGCATCTTACTAAGGCTAGATTCAGACACCCATTTAATGCTCGCATAGTTAACCTTATAATAAAAGCAAGAGCAGCTAGAACTCTTAAGTCTAAGTACCTGCAAGTAGGAGATAAGGCTAAGGAGTTTAAGGGTAGAATCTTATATGCTCTTAATCCTCATGGTACTGATACTGGTAGACTTGCATCTAAGGAGCATCACTTCTGGTGCGGTCTTCAGATTCAGAACATACCTAGAGGTAAGGAAGTTAAACAAACACTTATGGCAGATCCAGGCTTTATGTTATCAGAGGTAGATCTAGAGCAAGCTGAGTCTAGAGATACTGCCTATATATCTGGTGACGAGGTTCTTATAGATGCAGTAGAGAACTCTCCTGACTTCCATTCATCTAATGCTGCTAAGTTCTTTGGTATTCCTTTTGAGGAGATCTATGATACGGTAGCTGGTAAGGTTATAAGAAAAGACTTAAGAACATTAGGTAAGCCTGTTAATCATGGAGCTAACTATAACATGGGTGCTTATGTTCTCATAGATACTATGGGAGAGAAGATGGTACTAGAGGCAAGGAATCTATTAGGACTGCCTAAGATATGGAGTCTTAAGGAAGTAGCTGAGTATCTGTTAGAGCAATTCCATAAGACGTATCCTGATATAAAAGGTAAGATGTATAAGGGTATAGTACATGAGGTAGAGACTACTCATATGATTAAGAGCATGGCATATCACCACACATCCAATATAGATAAGGACGGAGACCTAGCTTATGAGATGTATGAAGACTACCTAGATAATACGCCTTCTTGGACTCGCTATACCTTTGGTGCTCCTCGTAAACATAAGCCTACTCTTAATGCTTATGTAGCACACCCACCACAGAATCTAAATGCTATGACTCTTAACAAAGCATGGCTAAAAGTATTCTTTACTGTAGCTATTAATCCTAAGTACTCAGATAACTTTAAACTAATAGCACAAGTACATGACTCTATTCTCTTTCAATATCGTGTAGGTCATAAGTATCTATGTGATCTGGTTAAAGAAGCTATGGAGATACCAGTAACTATTAAAGCATATGACGGTAAGATAAGAACTTTCACAGTACCCGCTGGAATTAAAGCAGGTATCAATGGTAAGCCAGCTAAATATTGGAGCGAGACAGAATGAATACACCTAATCTAACACCAGCCGAACAAGAGTTATTAGCTATTTTAGCAGAAGAGTGTGCGGAAGTAATACAAGCAGTTACTAAAGTATTACGTCACGGCTACTCTAGTATGCACCCAGATAGAGATGAAGATAACAGATTTGATCTAGAGACAGAATGTGGGCATGTGAGACAAGCTATGCTAGCTCTATGTGACGCAGGTGACCTATCTAAAGAACAGATACACAACAGTGCAGCTTTTAAAGAGCTTAATATTAAACGCTATACTCACTTTCAAGGGTAAGGTAACTATGAACTTTCACTTTATTACTGATAATCAAATGGCAGTATTAACTACTCCTTTTAATCAACCACTACCTAAGTTACGTATAGATGATCTACGTCCCTCTTATGTAACTATAGATAAGGAAGAGTTAAAAGATAATAGTCATATGTCAGAGCAGCAGATGATGTCCTATATAGTCTCTGTTAGAAAGAAACTTACACTTGGTGGTAAGGTTTACCTAGAGGTCGCTAACTACTCATGAATGTATTACTATTCACACTAATAACAGTATATAGCTTAACTGTGGTAGGTGTAGGTATCTATGGCTATCTACTTAAGAAAGAGTTTAAAGAGTTTCTACGTGATCTAGAGGAGTCCTATGACACCACCTTCTGAGGATTTCTTCTCCCTCTACCTAAAGTACTCTAAAGGGACTGAATGTCCTACCTTCTTCCACCGCTGGGCAGCTATCACTTGCTTAGGTGCTTACTTAGGTAGGAATGTCTACTTCAGACAAGGTCACTTCCGAGTACACCCTAACCTCTTTGTTATGCTAGTGGGAGATGCTGGTACTAAGAAGTCTACGTCAATTAAAATGGCGACTCGTCTTATGAAACTTGCAGGCTATGATAAGTTTGCTGCTAAGAAAACAAGACAGGAGAAGTTCCTGTTAGATATGGCAGAAGAATCTATGGGTACTGAGGAAGATAACATCTTAGAGCAGAATCTCTTTGGTGATGATCCTTCTGATATGGCCGTAGCTGAGTGCTTAGTTGCAGCAGATGAATTTAATAACTTTATTGGTGCAGGTAACATGGACTTCATGTCTATCTTAGGTGAGCTATGGGACTGGGAAGGAGTATATGACTACCGACTTAAGAACTCTAAGTCAGTACTTCTTAATAACCCTACAGTATCTATCTTAGGTGGTAATACTCCTACTGGTATGAATAACTTATTCCCACCTGATGCTATTGGACAAGGCTTCTTTAGTCGTCTTATTCTTATACAAGCTGATGCTACAGATGTTAAGAGAACTTGGATGCCACTACCTGATACAGAGCTTGAGGATAAGCTTGTATCTTACCTACATAATGTAAGAGATGTAATGGTAGGAGAGATTACTCTTACACCAGAAGCAGAGACTTTACTAGATAAAATATATAAAACATGGAAAGGATTAGATGATGTTAGATTTGCCTCTTACGCTAATAGAAGATTTCCTACGCTACTCAAACTTATTCTTGTGGTATGTGCTAATGATCTTACTACTAAGATAGGAGTTAAGCAAGTAATCTATGCTAACACTATGCTTACTTTCGCTGAGCGTACTATGCCTAAAGCATTAGGTGAGTTTGGTAAAGGCAGAAACTCCGATGTAGCTCATAAGGTATTAGCTCTTATTAATACAGTATATAAACCTATCTCTATTAAAGATATATGGAAACATGTATACGCTGATCTAGAAAGAAGAGAGCAGTTATTTGAGATACTAGGTAATCTTACTATGGCAGATAAGGTACAGCTAATTCATCATGGCTATCTTCCAGTTAAGAAAGTAGCTGATGAGATAGTAAGTAATAGTTTAGATTGGTCACTGCTGACTGATGAAGAAAGAGGAGAAGAGATATGAATAAGTTAAAAGACCTAGAGCCTAAGTGCGCTCTTTGTGGAGGTACTGAAGAAGAGGTAACTAAGTTAGTCTTAGTGCATAAGCTATATATGTGCAGTGACTGCTGCAAGGAAGCTAAAAAGTTAATGGATGCAGATGATAAGGAAGACTCTTAATGTTAGACACTCTACACCTCCGGGCTAAACTTAAAGACATACTAGATACGTCTAAAGATTCTACACCTAAAGAACTCGCTAGAGACTTAGCAAAACTTGCATATGAAGCAGACTCTAGTTCTGCTGTTATCACCGTGCAGGAGATTGACAGAGAGAAAGCAATATGGTATCTGTACCATAAGTAATACATAACTAACCCATAACTAAGATAGGAGCACTACTATGAAAACTATGATAATTTATCACGCCCATTGTATAGATGGAATAACATCTGCTACAGTTGTAACTAAGTATCTAACAGAAAGAACAGACACGCCTGCTGAAGCTATAATCTTATGCTCTATGAGCTATGATGATAGTCTTGAAGAGTTAAAGAAAAGTATTCTAACAGAGGAAGTAGAGCACCTGTTTATAGTAGACTTCTCATTCCCTAGAGCTGATCTATTTGATCTGTACGAACTTGTTCCTATTAATCGTATAGAACTCTATGACCACCATGCTTCTGCTTTCAGAAACCTTATGGGAGAGGACTATATAGTAAACCCTACTTCCAGAGAAGAGTTTAAACTAGAGTACCCTGAGACTAGTTACGAACGGTACGCTAATATTAAGATAGTACTAGATAACGATGAGTGTGGCGCTAGCTTATGCTGGAAAGAACTGATGGGTACAGGTAAGCCTACTGTAGTAGTAAGAGAAGAAGGTAAGTTAGTAGATGTATCCTTACCCACTCTTATCAGTTATGTAAAAGATTATGATCTTTGGCGCTTTGACTTACCTGATACTAAGTATGTTAATAAAGCACTTAAGTCTCTCACTAAAGATGTAGGCGTATACACCTCCTTACTTATAGCTTTTGATGATCCTAACTTTGAATCTAATATGATCAGAGAAGGTAAAGTTCTTATGGGTCACGAAGATAAGCTAGAAGACTCTATCATCTCTGACTGTGTATCTCCTATTACTATTAATGGAATACAAGGTCTGGCCGTTAATGCTCCTTATGCTTTTGCTTCTAACATAGGACATAAGCTGGCATTACAAAGTAAATCTTTTGGTGCTGTATGGGTACAGAAGTCTGATGGGCTTGTCTCATTCTCTCTAAGAAGTAATGGAGACGAGTGTGATGTAAGTGCTCTTGCAGAACTTATGGGAGGTGGTGGTCATAAGAATGCGGCAGGCTTTACTCTTAAGTCACCAGCTTATAAAGAAGATACTGGTATTACCTTATGGAGTGAGCCTGCAGATAAGAAAGAAGATGAAGGCGGTAGTAGTAGTAGTGAGGGCTGTGCTTGTGCTGAACAAGAGCATGAGATAACAGAAGAAGATGGAGCTACTAATGGCTGAGGCAACTAAGACAAGTAAGATATTTCTATCTCTTACAGAAGAGGAGGCAGCCTTTATATCTGCTATAACTCAAAATGCTTTAGAACCTAATGAGTCCGCTAAAACTACAGACTTAAGATATGCTATCTTTACTGCCCTAGAAGGTTTAAAGCTACCTCCTATAGCTTTTGAGGAGTCTCCATGAGTAACCCTAACTGGGGAGACCCTTCTAAGTTTCAAATGTTTTCACAACATAGACTAGACTTAGCACAAGAAGTAAAGAACCATCCTACTCTTATGGAGTTTATTGATAACCATCCACAAGATGAGTTTGAGATAATAATCTCTGAGATAGCAGCTTACTGTGAGGTAGGCTTAGATGGTGACTACACTCCTAGTGATTTAGATGGTCTATGTAAGATACTCTATGAGAAACTAGTAGGTAAAAGAACTGGTTTTGTATTCGCAGCACCAGACCCAAGTACTAAAGATATTAACTAAAAGCCCTATAAGGCAGGAACTAAAGATGGCAACTAAGAAGAAAGGTATAGAGAAGGTACTGGAACAACGAGGTAAAACTCATGGCGGGTATAAGGAAAACTTTCGAGTTATTCAAAACCTAAAAGCTACTATGAAGGATAGCCTTAATTGGGATGACTTACCTCCTGAGATGAAAGAAGTTCTTGAGATGCAAGCTGTTAAGATAGGTCGTATCTTGTCAGGCGATCCTGCTACTAAAGATACTTGGGTAGATATGGAAGGTTATGCACACCTTATCTCTCAAGACTTAGCAGACCCAGTAGTCTAATATGTCTAGTGCTCTACTAAACTCTCTTGATAATGTTAAGCGCAGTATTAAATACTTGCATAGAAGTGTAGATTTAACTCAACAGAACAGTAGAGTACTAGATTGTATAAATCACCTAGGTGTTAACTTACAGTACCTAGAACAAGAGATTAATAATAGGCCTAATAAATATGATAGATTTCCTATAACAGGAACTTGGATAACTGAGTCAGATTCAGGTAAGGAAGACCCAGGATGGGGAAGGTAAGAAGTAAGTAAGAAGTTTAATTTAATATAACTAAGAGAAGAGGTAATAAGATATGAGTAACGAAGCACTAGAGAAAGAGATACAAGAAAAAGGATTAACAGCACCAAGAATAACACCAGAGCACATAGAATCTATACTGTCACGAAGTATAGCTGCTTACCATGTGTTTGATGGGAGTCAGTTAACTGTATGCTGCTTAACCTTACCTAATGGGTTTACTCTAACAGGTGAATCTGCTTGTGCTAGTCCTGAAAACTTTGATGAGGAGATAGGCAGAAAAATAGCCTTAAAACAAGCAGCAGATAAGCTGTGGATGCTTGAAGGCTATGTGCTTAAGCAGAGATTATATGAAACTGCTAGTATAAGCCCTCCACTAGATGGCTCAGATATGCCTACTTGGCAAGAAAGCGTCCTGTATGAAAAGGAAGAGCTTGCTGCTAAGTTAGATAAGTTGACCAAGTTCTTATACTCTGATGATAGTAACGAAGTAGCTCCTGTTGAGCTAGACTTACTCAACATGCAAAAAGATTACATGACTAACTATGTTGCTATCTTAGATGCACGTATAGTTAAGTTTAACTTATCTACTAGTTAGTAAAGTCATTAAGCTCATATCCACCCATTATAAGCTGCATGTTCTGAGCGTAAGGACTATTAACTTTACGTCTCAGATCATTAGCTTGTGATGTGTTAGCAGTAGTATAAAGCTGCATCATCCACTGATTAAACTCAGTCTGCTTACCACCACCTTTCACATAACTCTCCATAAACCCTTCCATCTGTTCACTACTAGGCCTCTGACCTGCAATCACACTACTTTTAATAGCCTCCCCTAAAGCACTTCTTCTAGTTGAATCCTTAAGAGCATAAGCTTTAAAGCGATACGCAGCATCAATAGCTACAGCTTCACCTAGTGGCTTACCACCGACCATTCTAGCAATGTTAGTAAGACTTAATAAGTCATTACTTGCAATCACATTACCCCTTTTAGATGTACTGTACGAAGCATACTCAGGATTAGCAAGACCTTCAAGAGTTTGAGCTAGCCCTGCAAGAGGACGACTAATAGAGTTATGCTCAATACCTTGTAAGATACTAGTAACGAAGTCACCACCATTAGCAATCTTACTGGCCGTATCAAATAAGTTAGCAACGAACTTACCAGTAGCCTGTACGATAGGCACGGAAGCTGGATCAGTAGGAACAATAGTTACATGTCTAGGGTTAATATCACCACGAACATATAAGTTAGTCTTAAGATCTGGATGTAATAGCATGTTAGATGCAAAGCCATACATAAGCCAGTCACCTGCATCCTTACCAGCAGCTCCATACACAGTAGTATAGAAGTCCTTATGCTTATCATTACCAGAGGCAGTACCTACTATGTGAGTATTAATAGCATTAAAAGCAGGTAAGCCATTAAGACCAAATACTGTACCTTGTAACCCTAGTAGTGTCATTGAGTCTTTAGCTGCACCTTCACCTACATACCGTAGTAGTTGCTGCATAAGGTTAAATTGATAAGTTTGGAATAGACCTATTGACTGTCCTATTGCACCTTGGAATAACATAGGTCTTTGAGACGCAAGATAGTTACCTTGAGTTCTGTTAACAAATGTATTGATATAAGATAAGGCAGTTCTACCATCCATAATACCATGCTTAACTGCTACATCTGTAACTTGTTTCATAGTATGTGCGGCGGCGAATCTATTAAACTCTTCTGCTAATCTATTACCAGTCCATCGTTCACCTTTATCAACAGCAGTTCTGAGAGATTCATGCACTCTAGATACTTTACTTGATAGATCTTTTACTGACTCCTTACCTGTAAGAGTAAGATTATCAAGAGTCCAACGGTACTGGTCAGATATGGAAGTAACGAATCTATTCTCTTTAAAGAACTTCATCTCAGCATTATCCCTACCAAATGCTTTATACGCATTAGCAAGTAGCTTCTGTGGAGACATAATTAACTGGTCAGTTCCTGGAACTTTAATCTTAGATAGACCTGCTAACTCTCCTACTGCATTCTTATCGCCTCTTCCTATAGCTCTCATAATAGACTTCATCTCTGCACCATATAAGATATTAGCAGCAATGTAGTTATTAACAGCATTAAGATGATCCAGACGTAAGACTACAGTAGCTAAGATTCCATTAGCTTTCTGTACGAAACTCTGTAAGGCTCCTCTAGGTGCTGTATGATTAGCTAAGAGTTCCATCTCCATATCATAGGCTGCGCCCTTATATCCATACTGACGCATAAGACCATTAAGCTCCTCTAGCTCAGCAGTAGTCTTAGCACCCTCTACCACCTTAGTAAGTCTGTCATACATCTCAGACACTTTACCATCTAGCATCTTATTAGCAGAAGTCCAGAAAGGATAGTCAGAGTAGTTCTTAATACCAAGAGATGTTTTAATGTAATCCATGTAAGGATTCTTAACTACATTCTCAGCATGTTTAACAAGAGCGGCATTATTAAACTGAGATGTAGCAAGGTTAGTAAACTCTTCACCACGCTTTCTTAGCTCTTCAAACTGTCTCTCATACTTAGCAGATACCATCTCTCTTACAAGAGCAGTTTCTTGTTTAAGGTGCCAGTTTAATAAGTCCTGTGTAACTTTAGTAGGATCAGTAGGTACAAAGAAAGGAGATGATACACCTTTTCTGTGCATAGTAATATCTAGGTAGTTATCATTAAGTGCTCTAGTCTGATCATACTGACCAATAGACTTATAATAATTCTCAGCATCCTTAGCAGTTAAGACAGTAAGAGAAGGCTCATTAGCTAGTTTAGCTGTCATCTCCTCTAACTGAGCTTCTGTATTAGCATAGATAGTTTTAGTGTGACCTGTACCAGTAATAGCGTCATCTTTAACTAGAGCAAAGAAAGGATACTCTTTAGGGTCAACAGGAGTAGGGTAGAATACACCAGAGTCTCTACGGTTTATGTTTCCTTTAGCAGTAGATAACTCTACCTGATGATTTAATCTTAAGCCATTACGTCCTACATGAGCTTCAGCTAATCCAAGAGTTTCCTTATGGACTAGTGGTATCTCTAGAGGAGCATCAGCAGCAATAAGTTTAGGTTGCTTGGCAGTCTTACCCTCTGCTAGTAGTCTATTATATCTAGAGATAACAGCAGGTTCAAGATAAGCACCTGACTCATGTATTACATAGTTATCAGGGATAGACCGTAATCTTGCATTAAGGTTACTCCACTCAATAACTGCTTTAGGGTTCTGAGCAAGTTTAACCAGAGAGGGTTCAATAGCTTCTCGTAAGGCTGCTTGTTTTCTTTCGATAACACCAGCTGTTACCTGACCCAAGTACTCAGTCTTAGCTGCAAGAGATCCAGGATTAGCTGAGGCAGCAGTAATAAACTTAGCACCTGCACCAGTTCTGTTAGCATCAAGTACATCATTAAGAGATAGCTCTAAGTACTTAGCCTCATCAGCACCAAAGTAGTTAGCTGTTATGTTCTGTAGTTTCTGAGACTGTAGTCTTTCCTGCTGTGTGATAACAGCCATACCTTCTAACACATTACCATCTATATCTTTCATGATAGTAGTATCATAAGATAGCTTCATAGTCTTAGGTATCTTGTATACAGGAATGATACCGTCAGCTTCCCTATGTAAGCCCTTCTCTACAAGGAGCTTAGTGTAGTCATCTGAGTAAGATTGTAGTGCAAAGATGTCATGAGACAGGTCTTGATGTACCTCACCAGATAGTCTAGAAGAGCGCATGTTAAGCATGGCAGCTATATCTTCTTGAGATAAGTTCTTACCTGCCTTAGTAGTAAGAAAGTCATTAGCACGTTTGATCTTAGTAGTATGAATAAAATCTAGTAACTCCTGAGGATCAGAGAACCTTCTAACAGCGCCATCTTCTAGTAATACTTTATGATCAGGATGGAACTCACGATAGAGTTTATCCAGTAAGGGAGTATCATGCTCATTAATAGTAACTGCTTTAAAGTTACCAGACTTAAGAGCTTTAGCGGAGACAAAAGGAGCAGACTCAATAGCCCATATGTGACGAGCTTGTGCTTCCTGTAAGCCAGACTTAAGTACATTCCAGCCAGTACCTTTAGCCTCTGTCACAACATCTTTACCTCCTAATCTCTTATCAGGTGTAGCACCCTTAAGACTAAAGGTAAACTTTCTCTTACCAGCAATAACCTTATTACCTTTAACTACAATAGACTGACCCTTAGTAAGAGTGTCAACTAAGGTTACATGTTGTGGTGCATGTTCGACAATGTTACCAATACCCTCACCCCAAGTAGTAACATAAGAAGCTTTAAACTCTTGAGCAGTAGCTTCCTCTACTTCCTTAAGGCTAGCTGTACCTGCTTTAAGCTTCTTATCTACTCTTGCTAGAATAGTTTCAGGCTTAGTTTTATCTAAGACACGAGAGATTCTAGTAGCACCAAGATAATTACCTAAATTTGTTTGGAAGTCAGTACCTATAGTCATAGCATAAGCTTGAGAAGCTACTACTTGATCATCCTCAGCAAGTTTACCTAGGCTCTCTCTTACTTGTATCTGTAGGCGACGCTCTCTTTTCTTAGCTGCACTCTCTAAGAAAGCTTTTCTTTCAGGTGCAAATACACTAGGAACTTTAGGCTGTTTAGCAGACTGCTCCAGATCGTATAAGAGTTTATTAGAAGGTGTGGCCGACTCATGTAAAACATTTATGTGTGTCCAAGGAGCGGCCTGTTTGTCTGCATCTTTAACTGCATTCTTAACAGCAAAGTGAGACTTAGTTACATTAAATACACCACCAATAGTACCAAAGACTAAGCCACCTACTGCTATGTTAGTCATAATATCACCTACATCTTGTCCCTCTAGTACAGGGGAGTCTGATAAGGTAGTAGCAACTGCTGTCTCAAAGGCTGCCATCTCTAGAACTGCCTGTCCATAACCAGCACCCATAGCTAACAGGGTATTTTTATTAGTGATTAGACTAAGACTGTTACTATTAGTAACTTCAGACATAGCTTTATTAAGATACTTTTGTCTGTTAGGTGCAAGAAGACCTAGAGCCTTAGACATATTCTTACCGTATCTACCAGTAGCAATAGAGGTCTGTAGTACTTTCTGTCCAGCATTAAGTAGTTTGATGCCACCTAATCCTGGAACTATTGAGGATAGTATAAAGCCTGCAACATCTGCTGACTCAGCGTGCTCTTGGTAATACACACCTAAGTCTTCATCAACAGCATCTACAACATCAGCTGTCTTAGATAGCTCAAACTCACCACCCATAAAGTTACCTAGAGTAGGAGCAATGTTATAAATCTGATTAGCACCAGATAGAAGAGACACACCTATGAATTGAGGTATGTTAGATATAGTCTCAGCAGCACTCTCTAGAAAGCTCTGATTATTATTAGCAATAGAGTGACTATCAGCAGCTACAAGATAAGAGGGTAGACCTAGCTGATCCTCTTCACCTTCTCTGCTTATAGGTCGTATACCTACTGCTTGCTTACTAGATTCAAAGCCTACAAAGTCACCCATCTTACTTCTCCTGCTCTCTATTTATATCTTTAAAGCCTATTAGCTTCTTACCACCTAAGCCAGATAGCATCTTAACACCTAGTGCTCTTACTTCAGTAGAGTCTGTTAAATCAACTTCTTCTTTAGAGGTTAGACGAGCTACAGATACAAAGCGTAGATCCTGAGGTACATCACCTCGTAAGGCCGTAGGACTTATTACAGACATCTTAGCATTATAAGCTCGCTGTAAAGGTAGACCTAAGTCTTCTCGCTTCTGACTTAGATTATTCTGAGCAATGGCTGCACCATAGATAAGAGAGATACCATCAACAGCTT